TTATTGTGTTTGTATTGCATTTTCAAAAACATCGACCGCCGTCTGCTGCATAGCATCGGTATTGAATGTATAGGTTTGCAATGTTGTTGTGATATCTTTGTGTCCTAATCGTTCCATGACTGTTTTGGGGTTTACTCCATTCTCTGCCAGGATTGTGCCGTGTGTATGCCGCAGGCAGTGTGCATGAAACAGCGGATTATTCAATTCATAGTGGATAATTCTTGCACAGTACTTGAAAGAATCCGGAGTCAGCAAGGCACCGTTTTCTTTGACACACAAGGGTAATATTTCTTTATAAGGTACATCTATGTCGGCACGGATCTGAGCAATTGAGCGATCCGGCAGCAGGTATGTTTTTGAGTAAGCCCCTCCGTATTTCAGTTTGTTTATCCGTCTTTGCTGAATGGCGAATTTTAATTCTTTTTCCAAAGTTTCACCCATTTTTATAGTACGGTAAGAGTCGTACTTTGGCGGCTTTATATACCAGGTCTTTTCAACCTTCTGCATCTGTCCATGTATTCTCAATTCGTGCTTTTCAAAATCTACATCCTGGCTTAAATCAATAGCAAATGTTTCCCCGATCCTGGTTCCGGTATTATATGGAACAACCAGCGACAGATGAAAACAGTTATCTGCCGGGAAGCGTTTCAGGATCTGGTTAAATTCTTCGGCAGAACAGATATATTCCGTATGTGCTTTTGCGGTCATGTCCATAGGCATCTTACCGATTTTTACAGCAACACAGGGATTTGCCTGGATGTATTTCAATGGCAATATTGCATAGTTCATAGCACCTTGAAGGCAGGTCAGTGTGTTCTGGATCATGCTCTTTGAAAATCCTTTTACTTTCATACTGTCAGCCCATTCTTGCACTTTGTCCGGAGCATATTGAAAGCTGCTTAAACGGTAGATACCAAAAGCAGGTTTCAGATGCAGCTGTATTTTTGATTCGTAATCGCGGTAAGTGTTATAGCTATAGCCATGATCTACGTTTTTATGTATGACAGTTTCTAGCCAGTAGTCGAGATAATCAGAAACACTGATTTCTTTTGGAGAAAAAGTTCTGCCTGAATTATTATACTCAGCTATGGCAGCAGCTCTTGCATCTAATGCTTCTTTTTGCGTCCGGAAGCCGCCCTTTTCGATTTTGTTTCGTTCTCCATTGATCTTTGCTGTATCAAAATAGTAAGACCAAGTTGAGCCTCTTTTTCTGACACCAGTTGCCATAATATCATCCTCCTGTTCGTAAAATGGGTATAAAAAATACACCTGTACAGGTGCTGGAGGATTGTGGTATAATCAGCTTGCTTAGAGATGATCATACCGGTCTCCAGACCTGTATAGATTCACTGATCCGCTTCGGTGCTGGTAACACTGGGGCGGATTTTTTTGTTTAATTGTTTTTAGATACTATCAAAATAAGTTTTGATTTTTTCAATGCAATCGTTTTTACAATTTCCATACATACGCTCAAGACTTGCACAAGAAGAAATTAATTGTACTAAATCAGCTTGTATGAAATCGTGATTTTCTTCGAATAGGTTTTTTGTATAAGTTAATATTTCAGTAGCAGAATTCATGCAGCATACAGACTCCATATATTCTTCTAACTGTAATTTGTAGTTAGAAAAAATATTGTCATTGCTGTTTTCAAGAATATCCTCTTGCTCGATATCCAGAAGACTATTATTGTCGGAAGCTGTTATGACTGTGTTGTCGGATATGTATTTTTTAATAACTACCTTTGCACATTTAATCAACGGAAGTATATTAAGTTCCAAACTGCAAGGAACAGGTGTACTGATGGAAGTAGCAAAGTTTTGTGCAACATCAAAATGTGAAAAACCTGTGTAATGTACTGGGTGTAATTCATCGAAGATATCAACAAGAAAGATATCAGCGAGAAGACCAGTAATATTTTCAGATGATTTTCCGAATAATGTTGCAGTAATTGTAGATTTTTCAGTATCTGGCAATATCGTCAAGGACGATACCCTAAATTCCAAATCAGGGTTATAATTGATAACATTTATTTTTACAGGAACGGCAGGTTCTTTCAAAGTGCTCTTTATTGTTACAGCAGTGCCGTTTGCGATTACGCCCATAATATCATGATCATCAGTGGCATAATCGATATCGAGTCCGATAATTGCATTGGCACCCATTTGATTTGCGTTGCTGATTAAAAGGTCGAGAGCATTTTTTTGAGCCGCTTCAAGTTTTTCAGAGTACGAAGATAAAAGATTAAAGTCAGAAAGAAACTTTGTATTTAAAGCGTATTCTCCTGAACAAAATCCTAAATAATCTGTAATTTCATAATTTTCAAAATTAAAACCGGATGTCAGTTTCATGGCTTGCTCTCCTTTGAATACTTTTTTCTTTTTCCGGAGATAATAACACCATGAAAATATTATTATCTCAATTCCTGGAACAGCACCACCTGTCGATCAGGCAGGCGGCAATTATGACCGGCGTTCCCCGGTCTACGATCGGCGACATAGTGACCGACCATGTAAGTCCAACTCTGGCAACTATGGAACAGTTGGCAGCAGGGTTGAAAACCACAATTTCAGATCTTTATGAGTCTGAATATAAGTGATTTTCAAAAAGCGTCCGGGATTCCGGACAACGCACAACTTTTTTCCTCCTGAAACGTTTGTTAGGGTGAATGGAAAAATTCGCCAGATAAAAACAAATGTTCGAAATAATATTGCATCACAGAAGTATGTGTGATAATATGGAAACGAACAGATGTTCACAAACGTTGGGAGGTACATAGGATGGAAACGGTAAAAAATAAAATTATAGGTCTGTTGGATAAGTTGAAACCGTCAGAATTGGATCTTGTATTGAAAATAATTCTGAGACTTCTGGACTAGGCGAAAGCCTAGTCTTTTTTTGTAATTTTATTTGCGATATCCTCAAGAACTTGCCACTCACTTTCATCTAATGCAGCCAGTGCAAAAAGCAGACGTTCTTTAAATGATCCGCTTTCGCTTTTAAACAGATCAGCACCTAAGCGAGCAATTTCGTCATTTCTATCTATAGGTGCTTTCATGTCACCCTTGCCTTCTGTAAGCCATTCTTTGCGAATTTTGTACTTTTCGCATATGTCATCTATCAACCGATCGCTTGGAAGAGCATCGTCTTTATTAAGAAGTTTCCAAATGTAAGCTGGTGTTACATTTAAGTCCTTTGCCAAAGCGGTTTGTGTTTTGTTTTCTTCTTTAAAAACCTTTCTTACACGATATATTAGTTCGTTCGTATAATCACCTCCCTCTGTTATTCCAATAATACAACAGCCTAAACTGAAAGTCAATAAAAATTTAAACTGAGTTGCAAAAACATGATTGACAAATGAACTTAGAAGTGATAAGATTAAACCAAGTTGCAAGATAAAGCAACCAAAATCAAGAGAGGTAGGTGATTAAATGACGAAGCAGGAGAGAATCAAAAGACTTTCTGAAGCAATCGAGGCAGTACCGGAAGAAAAGAAAGATTACATTCTTGGTATCGCAGAAGGAATGGCAGTAATGAAGCGTCTGGAAAAAGAGAAGTTCGCAGACGAAGCAGAGCAGAAAGCGGGGTAGAGATGAAATCTATTGTAACAGACATCAAAAAGCAAGCCGAGAAAGTTACGACAGCAATCACAGGTGAGGAGATGCGAGAAGCAGTCTCGAGTGCGTTCAGTGATACCGCAACAGCATTAGAGACAATGGAAGAATCCTATAGAAAGCGGGGTAAGGAAATGTGGAAACCATTAGCAATCCTGTTGCTGTTCTGGATTGCGATTCTGACGATGAATGAATAGGAAAGTGAGGTGAGCAACATGAAAACATTCGGTGAAAAGCTGAAACAAGCCATGCAGAAATTACATTTAAACCAAATCCAAGTTTCCGGTCTGACAGGAAAGAGCAAAGGTTCAATTAGCCAGTATCTTTCTGATAAACAGGTACCACCAGAAGAAACGCAGGTGGATATAGCATTGGCACTTGGACTGGCTGAGGATTATTTCTCGGATAAAAACGATAAATTTTCTGTACTTCCGACTAAGGAAATAAGAAACAAAATCATTCCGAGGTTAGATATTAACGAAGCAGCAAAAATGCTCGGAATGAACCATAATACAGTTCGAAAAGGACTGCAACAGGGAGTTTTCCCGTGGGGGTATGGTATCCGGACGTCGGAAAACCGATGGGTGTACTTTATCAATGCAAAGAGATTTGCGGAGATTGAAGGAATTGCATTTTAAGAAAGGACAAGCAATGAAAAGAAGAGAAACAGAAACAACAGAAGTAACAGAAACAACAGGAGCTGGTGTAATTGCCCCGATCGTAGCCACAGCGGCAGCAATATTTGCCTTCTGGTGGCTGGGAAAGTACAGCCTGTTGAATGAGCGTGACATTGTCGGAACAGCAATTACCGTGTGGTGTGCGGTGTTGATCCGTGTGCTGATGTGGGCAGAGTAAGGAGGAAGCAGAATGATCGGAGTAAGCGAAGGAAAAGACATGGAAGCCAGAGCGTTCCTGGAACTGGCCGGGATTGATTCGAGCAAGTACCGAATCCAGTCAAATAACAGCACATATGTGCATGCAATAAACGAAGAGACGAAAGAATTTGTGATCGTTGAGAAAGCGACACTTGAGGTAGTAAAAAGTCCCGGTGCTTTGGCCGAGCATCCGGGACACAAAAATAATAACACAGATTCATTATAAGGCGAATACAGGAGGTAAATCAAGTGATTAAATGCGAAAAGGCTAGCAAAAAAAGAGCAGATGTAGAAATGCAGGGTTCAAAAGAAGAAATTCTGGAAGAATTTTCCAAGATTACACTGGCCGTATATGTGTTTTTACGTAAAACAGGCGTTAGGGATATTGATGCAATAAGTAGAATTGCCGACTGTACAGCGGAAGGAGTTGGCGAAGGCAGATTTGTACAGGAGGTAACTAAGTGAAATACAAACAGATCAGCATCAAGGAAGCCGCAGATCGTTGCAGAAATGGTGAAGCGGTATACGCTGCCAGATGCATCGACGGCATGAGCTTCCGAGAGGTAGCAGAGGCGACGATGCTGCTGGTGATGGAAGTTCCGGTTCCAGAAACAGAGCCGAAGCCGGAAAAGGCGAAAAAGCAGTCCCCCCCCAAGAAGACAATAGACCGGGGAAAGGTAAAAGCCCTGCACGAAGCAGGATGGAGCAATGCAAAGATTGCAGATGAAATGCAGTGTTCTGCATGGAGCGTGAGCATGATTCTGAAAGAATTCAGAGAGCAGGAAGGAAAGGAGAATAACCATGAAAATCAATAAATTAGAGATCGAAAACGTCAAACGGATCAAAGCGGTTCGATTGGAACCGGCACAGAACGGCCTGACGGTGATCGGTGGGAACAACAACCAGGGCAAAACGTCGGTTCTGGATTCCATTGCATGGGCTTTGGGCGGTGAAAAATACCGCCCATCAGAAGCGGCAAGAGCTGGATCAGCGGTGCCACCAGCTTTGAAAATCGTAATGGACAACGGCCTGGTCGTGGAACGAAAAGGGAAAAACAGTGCACTGAAAGTAACGGATCCGTCCGGAAAGAAAGCAGGACAGCAGCTTTTAAATGAATTTGTTGAAGAGCTTGCCCTGAACCTTCCGAAGTTCATGGAGGCATCCGGAAAAGAGAAAGCACAGACCCTGCTGAATATCATCGGCGTGGGGGATAAGCTGGCAAAAATCGAAAAGGAAGAAAAGGATCTGTATAACGAACGTCTCTATGTTGGACGCATTGCGGACCAGAAAGCGAAGTATGCAAAAGAGCAGCCGTATTACACGGATGCACCAAAAGACCTGGTATCCCCATCGGAGCTGATCAAGCAGCAGCAGGAGATCCTCGCAAGAAATGGGGAAAACCAGAGGAAAAGAGATCGTGCGGCACAGCTCCAGGAAGAAGTAAAAAGGGCACATGCCGAAGTCAGCAGATTGGCAGAATTGCTGGAAGAAGCAAAGCAGAAGCATCTGCAGCTTGTCAAAGACCTGGACATTGCTTCGACCACAGCGAAAGACCTGACAGACCAGTCCACAGCGGAGCTGGAAGCTAACATTGCCAATATCGAGGAGATCAACCGGAAGGTACGAGCAAACCTGGACAAAGAGAAGGCAGAAGATGATGCTAAAGAGTACCAGAGACAGTATACAGACCTCACGGGTAAGATTGAAGGCATGCGTGAAGAAAAGACGAAGCTGTTGGAGCGTGCAGACCTTCCGCTTCCGGATCTGTCGGTCAAAGATGGAGAACTGGTCTACAAAGGTCAGAAATGGGACAATATGTCCGGTTCCGATCAGCTGAAAGTATCCACTGCAATTGTAAGAAAATTAAACCCAAAGTGCGGTTTTGTGCTGCTGGATAAGCTGGAGCAGATGGATATGGATACTTTAAAAGAGTTTGGTATGTGGCTGGAGACAGAAGGACTGCAGGCGATCGCTACACGCGTCAGCACCGGAGAAGAGTGCAGTATCGTCATTGAAGATGGATATGTAGCAGGTCAGGAGATGGCAGCCGAGACGCAGAAAGTAAAAAAAGAATGGAAAGCAGGTGTATTTTAAATGGAGATTATCAGAGGCAAGATCCCGTGTGCAAAAAAAGTCGTGATCTACGGACCGGAAGGAATCGGAAAGTCTACATTCGCGAGTCAGTTCCCGGATCCCGTTTTTATTGATACCGAAGGAAGCACAAATTCTATGGATGTGGCAAGACTGCCGAAAGCATCCAGCTGGCAGATGATCCTGCAGCAGGTCGATTATGTGAGAACCCATCCGGAAGTATGCAAAACGCTGGTCATTGATACGATCGACTGGGCAGAAGCCATGTGCATCCAGCATATCTGCGACAAGCACCGGAAGAACGGCATCGAAGATTTTGGTTATGGAAATGGTTATGTGTATGTAAAGGAAGAGCTTGGCCGTTTCCTGAACAAGCTTTCGGAAGTTGTGGAGACAAATATCAACGTAGTGCTCACGGCACACGCACAGATCCGAAAATTCGAGCAGCCGGATGAGCTGGGAGCCTATGACAGATGGGAACTGAAACTGGGGAAGAAAACGAGTTCCCAGACGTCCCCGCTGATCAAGGAATGGGCAGACATGCTGCTGTTTGCAAATTACAAAACTTTTTCTGTGGCAGTCGATGACAAGGGGAAGAAGCGAAAAGCCCAGGGCGGTGAGCGGGTTATGTATACCTCGCACCATGCATGCTGGGATGCCAAGAACCGTTACGGACTTCCGGAGGAAGTACCATTTTCCTATGCATCCATTGCACAGGTGATTGAAGAAGGAAAAACAGGATCATCCCCTGTACCTGTCAAAACTGTGACAAAAGAAAAGAAGCAGGAAGAACCGGCGGCGAAGGCTCCGGAACCGGTCAAGCAGGAAGAACCAACGGGACAGATGACAATGCCGCTTACAACAGAACCAGCACCTCAGAAGACCGAAGAGAAAGGTTATACAGAACCGGATCCAAGAATCCCGAAAGCACTCAGAGACCTGATGATAAAAGACCAGGTGGATGAGTGGAACGTCAAAAGCGTATGCGAATCAAAGGGCTATGTCCCTTACGGGACAGAACTGTGGGAATACGATACCGTAAACCCTGGAATCGTGGATGGGCTTCTGGTGCCATGCTGGCAGCAGGTAAAAGCCGCAATCGATGCAATGTTGAACAGTGAAGAAATACCATTTAATTAAGATTAAGGAGGACAACAGCAATGAGTGAAGAATTAGGAAGAGAGTTTGGATGGGATGATGTCATCCAGAATGACGGACAGGAGTTTGAACCGATCCCAGAAGGGGATTATGATTTTGTTATTGACAAATTTGAACGCAGCAGATCATCAGGAAGTGCAAAACTTCCGCCGTGCAACATGGCAGTCGTATATTTCCGCATCAACCATAAGGGAAGAGAAGTGACCATCCGCGAGAATTATATCCTGCACAGCAAGCTGGAATGGAAACTTTCCGAACTGTTCTGTGCAACCGGTCTGAAAAAGAAAGGGGAACCGCTCAAGATGTGCTGGAACCAGCTTCCAGGAAAGACTGGAACGGCGAAAGTCGGCTTAAGACCTGGAACAAAAGATGCAAGTAAGATGTTCAACTTTATTGACAAGCTGTATGCAAAAGAGGCACAGGGATTCCAGCCAGGGAGATTTTAAATAATGGATTTACGACCATATCAGCAGGAGGCAAGAGAAGCCATATTTGAACAGTGGGACAGCGGGGTGAAGAAAACCCTGCTGGTCCTGCCAACCGGATGCGGAAAGACGATCGTATTCGCCAAGGTGACGGAGGACTGCGTCCGCAGAGGTGACCGGGTGCTGATCCTGGCACACAGGGGCGAACTGCTCGAACAGGCATCCGATAAGATACGGAAATCGACCGGGCTTGGCTGTGCGATGGAAAAAGCAGAAGAATCCTGTAAGGACAGCTGGTTCCGCATCGTAGTCGGTTCCGTGCAGACGATGATGCGTGAAAAACGGCTCAGTCAGTTCACGGAAGACTATTTTAATACGATCATCATAGATGAGGCACATCACTGCATTTCTGACAGCTACCAGCGTGTATTGCAGCATTTCCCAAATGCTCATGTGCTGGGTGTGACAGCCACACCGGACAGGGGGGACATGAGGAACTTGGGTTCCTATTTTGAAACGCTGGCATATGAATATACACTCCCTAAGGCAATCAAGGAGGGTTACCTGACACCGATCAAAGCCTTGACGATCCCATTGAAGATTGACATGAGTGGCGTATCAGTACAGGCTGGTGACTTTAAAGCCAGTGATATCAGTACCGCCCTGGATCCGTATCTGAAAGGGATCGCAGAAGAGATGCAGAAGTACTGCAAAGACAAAAAGACGGTGGTATTTTTGCCATTGGTAAAGACCAGCCAGAAATTCCGGGATCTGTTGAATGAATACGGGTTCTGTGCAGCCGAAGTAAACGGAGACAGCCAGGACAGGGCAGAGATCTTAAAAGACTTCGAAGAAGGAAAATACAACGTACTGTGCAATTCCATGCTGCTGACAGAAGGATGGGACTGCCCATCTGTGGACTGTGTGGTCGTCTTAAGGCCTACAAAAGTACGCAGCCTGTACTGTCAGATGGTGGGGCGTGGCACCAGGTTATCACCTGGGAAAGACCACCTGCTTTTGCTGGATTTTTTGTGGCACACCGAAAGGCATGAGCTGTGCCACCCCGCAAGCCTGATCTGTGAGAACGAAGAAGTAGCACAGAAGATGACCGAAAATCTGGAAAAGGAAGCAGGCATGCCGGTTGACATCGAGGAGGCAGAAAAAACAGCATCTGAGGATGTCGTTGCACAGAGAGAAGAGGCACTGGCAAAACAACTTGCAGAAATGAAGAGACGCAAAAAGAAGCTTGTGGATCCATTGCAGTTTGAGATGAGCATCCAGGCAGAAGATCTGTCTGGATATGTGCCAAGTTTTGGCTGGGAAATGGGACCGCCTTCTGACAAACAGAAAAATGCACTTGAAAAGCTGGGGATCATGCCGGATCAGATCGACAATGCCGGGAAAGCAGCTAAGATATTAGACCGCCTGGACAAGAGAAAGCGGGAAGGTCTTACAACCCCGAAGCAGATCCGGTTTCTGGAGGGAAAAGGATTTCAGCATGTTGGTACCTGGCAGTTCGAAAAGGCGAAAGACCTAATCGACCGCATAGCGGCAAATGGCTGGCGGACCCCAATGGACATAGATCCTGGAACGTATAAAGGAGTATAAAAATGGAACAGAGAACGAGTCTGACGGAGATCATAGAATACATAAATCCCGGTGACCTGAACTACCAGGAATGGATCAATGTCGGGATGGCGTTGAAACAAGAAGGTTATTCCATGGACTGCTGGGACGCATGGAGCCGCAGGGATTCTGGACGCTATCATGCAGGGGAATGTGAAAAGAAATGGAAAAGCTTCTCAGGCTCTTCTTCTCCTGTGACAGGCGGGACGATCGTAAAAATGGCGTTGGAACATGGATGGGTTCCGGAACGCGGCCATGAACTGGAATGGGATGACACAATCCAGAACGATGACCATGTGATCGTGAACAAGGAGTGGCTGGAAGGAATGGAACTGCAGGAACCGCAGGAATGGAACCCGGCTGCAGAGCTTGTCCGTTACCTTGAAACACTATTTGAGGCAGGGGACAATGTCGGCTATGTGACGGGTAGCTGGGAAAAAATAGATGAAAAGGGTACAAGTTGGCTTCCACAGAAAGGTTCGTGGGACCGTACAGCAGGACAGCTGATTGAGCAGCTCAACAGCTGTGACGGAGATATCGGTGCAGTAGTTGGTGATTATAACCCGAAAGCAGGGGCGTGGATCCGTTTCAATCCATTAGATGGAAATGGATGCAAGAACGCAAATGTCACAGAATACCGCTATGTATTAGTGGAATCAGATCACATGGAAATTGAAAAGCAGAATGCCATTTTAAGAGAACTGGAGCTTCCAATCGCATGCCTGGTATTCTCCGGTGGTAAAAGCCTCCATGCAATCGTAAAAGTGGACGCTACGGACTACAACGAATACCGGAAAAGGGTTGATTATCTCTATGAGGTATGCCAGAAAAACGGGATCATCGTAGACACGCAGAACCGGAACCCTTCCAGACTTTCCAGGATGCCGGGAGTGATGCGAAATGGAAAGAAACAGTTCCTGGTTGACACCAATATCGGAAAAGCATCCTGGAATGAATGGTATGAGTGGATCGAGGGAATTAATGATGACCTTCCAGAGCCAGAAGGCCTGGGCGATGTATGGGATAACCTACCGGATCTTTCGCCATGTCTGATTGAAGGCATCCTGAGAAAAGGACATAAGATGCTGATCGCAGGACCGTCAAAAGCAGGGAAATCTTTCTTACAGATTGAGTTGTGCGTGGCGATTGCAGAGGGGAAGAAGTGGCTGAAATGGGACTGTGCACAGGGAAAAGTGCTGTATGTCAACCTGGAACTTGACCGGGCAAGCTGTCTGCACCGTTTCAAAGATGTGTATACAACTATGGGTATAGAACAGCCACAATACCTGCAGAACATCGATATCTGGAATCTGAGAGGTAAGTCGATCCCTATGGATAAGCTGGCACCAAAACTGATCCGGAGGGCTGCAAAAAAGGACTATGTTGCCATCATCATTGACCCGATCTATAAGGTCATCACAGGAGATGAGAACAGTGCGGACCAGATGGCGAACTTCTGTAACCAGTTTGACAAGGTGTGTACAGAGCTTGGCTGTGCAGTGATCTATTGCCACCACCACAGCAAAGGAAGCCAGGGCGGTAAGAAGTCCATGGACCGTGCTTCCGGTTCGGGTGTATTTGCCAGGGATCCGGATGCATTGCTGGACCTGATCGAACTGGAGCCAACCGAAGCATTGATGCAGCAGGAAGAAAACAAGGCGATTTGTAACGCCTGCAAGATGTACCTGGACAGCCGTTTTGCATGGCAGGATGATTTGTCACAGGATGATCTTCTGAGCTGCAATGCAATGTGGAATTACTGTGAAAACAACCTGGACAAATGGCAGATGATCGCACTGAGCAGCATGGTAGAGAAAGAAAAGGCAAAGGTAAGGAGCAAGACAGCCTGGAGAATTGAGGGGACGCTTCGAGAGTTCCCGAAGTTTGAACCGGTCAATCTCTGGTTTGATTATCCAGTGCACCGCCTGGATGAGATTGGAAGCCTGAAAGACCTCCAGCTTGAAGATAATAAACCAGCATGGCAGAGGGGAAAAGAGGCCAGAAAGAAACAGGGAGAACAGGTGCGTAAAGCCAAAAAAGAGAAATATAGGATGGCCATAGAGAATTTCCGATTCACACATGATGACAAATATCCAACAGTAAAGGAGCTGTATGAAGTTCTGAAATCGGATGCAGAGGCAGTTGGAGAGAAATATCCAGAAGAAAAAACTGTTCGAAATTCACTAAAAGACATCGGATTTATGGTCAATAAAGAGACCCGTTGCATTTGCCCGATACCTGAAACAGTTTAGGTCACGGGCAAATGCCCGGCACCTAACACGACATAGGTTGCGGGCATTCCCTCGACCATGGTCACGGGAATCGGGCAAAAAATTGCCCGGCACCTTGTTTTTGAGGTAGCGGGAATGCCTGCCCGGCACCTATATATAAATATATACCCTAATCGGGCGGGAATGTGCGGGCATGCCCACCCTAAGTGTGGGGCGATTGAGTACGCCCCCACAACGGGTTAGGAGCATACCCACCCAGCACAGACGCACAGGAAAGGAGGAATGAAAAATGTCACATGATGGACGACTTAAAATTGCAAAGCAAATGCCCCCGCTTAGACGAATCCCTTTTGGAGAAAATTACGACGTATCGAAAGACGAAGTGCTCTTGTGGATAAAAGAACAGCCGGAATTGTTGAATATGCTTGCTGACAGATTAAGGTCTTGGGGATACATCACATTTGACAGAGTATCTGGTACTTGGAGAGGAGTTGATTATCATGGCGATTGAATTTTTTATGCCAATGGAACCGCCGACCGTAACACACCAGGAACATAAAGTTTCTGTGGTCAATGGCAAACCAGTGTTCTATGACCCGCCGGAATTAAAAAGAGCCAGACAGAAGATCATAGGACATCTGTGCAAGTATAAACCGGTAGACATGGAACCGTATCAGAAGGGTGTGCGGCTGATGACGAAATGGTGCTTTGCACAAGGTGAAAAACATAAGGACGGAGAATACCGGATCACAAAGCCGGATACCGACAATCTCCAGAAGCTGCTGAAAGACTGTATGACAACCGTAGGATTCTGGGAAGATGATGCACTGGTAGCCTCAGAGATAGCCGAGAAGTTCTGGGCACGTATCCCTGGGATCTATATCCGGATTGAGGAGCTGCCATGACAGCAGCAGAAAAACAGCAGCATTACCAGATCACGGTTGACTGTTGGAGATTGCTGCTGAAATACCAGGAACCGGTATCAGCACAGGAATACTGGGAACGTCTTGTGGAGGATGCCAGAAAGATAGCAGAACGATACGGACATCTACGATTTGCAGAGAAGACGGTTCTGGCAGTCCTGGAAGAAATAGATCGGATTTGGAGGAAGAAGAGTGAAGAGATTAACAACCGCATATGAGTGGATTTTTGTAGATGGAAGTGTAAAAATGCAATACGTGGTAAACGCATCAGATCTGGAGGTAGCAAGCAGATTAGGGACATACGAAGACGCAGAGGAAGAGGGCAGATTGTTTGTTGTGCCGTGTAAACCAGGTGATTTGATCTATGAGGTTGATGTGATTGAACGTCCTGAATGGGATTGTTATGTCAACGGATTTGTAGTCCAGGACGTATCAGCAAAACAAGTCAAGTATTCAGACGAATGGGTAGATTGGGATACACCTGGTGTGTATACAAGCGAAAAAGAAGCGGAGGCAAAAGCAAGACAGTTAAGAAACCAAAGAAAATGTTTGGAATCCGGATGGATCCCCGTGACGGAGAGATTGCCGGAAGATGATGATTATGTGCTGATGTCGTTTGAAAATTTTTCTCTTCCATTGGTTGGGAGATACGTGGGTGATGAAGAATTAGGCGGTGCATGGTATCTGGGGGATTGCTTCGACGAAGATACCTGTCTGGCAAATGACCTGTTCGTCAATGCCTGGATGCCGCTGCCGAAGCCATACAGGGAGGATGAGTAGAATGGTGACTTGCAGTGATTGCCTGTGTTATTACTGCCTCTACTACTGGTCGGAGCGATGTCCCTACGGAGGGTGTTATGACGATCATAGGGCACAGGCAGATCCATACACGGATCATTATCCGGAAAGGCATTTGTGGTCAGACAGTCATAAGCCAGGAGAGCAGGCACACTGGTGCAGGGGTGGCAACTTATATCCGACAGAAGAATGCCCATATTTCGAACAGTATGAAGGGCAGAAAATAGAACAATGTTACCGTGCAATGATTTCCACGTTCCAGGATGGATACCGATCGTGCTCGATGATGGTGAATGGAACATGTGAGAAATGTCTGAGAGATTTGAACAAAGCTATACAGGGAGGAAAAGAACATGGCGATATACCATAAAACGTTGCAGTACCACGAAGGTGAGAAACAGCCAGGGCTTCCAGTGCTGAAAAATAATGAACAGCGG